TTCGACCCTAGCGGAGATGTCAAACCAACGAGTGCTCAAACCGTTGATGAGATCAAAGCATGGCTGGACGCCCACAGCATTGATTACACTGGGAAGACTTTGAAGGCAGACTTGCTTGCGCTTGTCCCTTCAAACTAGCTTGAAAACCGTCGCTTATGAAAACCACAGTGCTGCGAAAGCAGGGCGGCGGAAAGGAGGCATAACATGGCTGATACCGATCCAGTAACGCTTGCGGATTTGAAGACGATGATGGAAATCAAAACTGATGCACAAGATGATGTGCTGAATCTCATCATCACAAACACCACGCAGGCCTTACGATTTAAACTCGGTTTGCGGACAGATGAGGACTTCCCTAGTGAGTTGGCCTACATTGCCTTGGAAGTCTGCGTGCGCCGATATAACCGGCGTAAGAACGAAGGCATGACATCTTATGAGCAGGAGGGGCAGTCGTTCGCTTTCAAGTCCAATGACTTCGATGATTTCGCTGATGACATCAACGACTGGAAAGAAGCCAACGGGAAGAATGCCAAGTCTCTTGGTACCGTTAGCTTCATTTCTGGCTATCCAAAGAGGTGATCATATGCGGTTAGATCATGAGGTTACATTCTGGCTTGAGGATGAAGAATATAATCCGCAAACGCATCAATACGGTGATGTTAAAAAGATGGCCACTGCAGTTGCTAGCGTCACCGACATGGGAACCGACAAGAGCGTTCAGCTATTCGGAAACTATGCTCAAAAGGCAAAAGTGGTTCGATTAGTTGAGCCGATCACGGTCAATTGGAGCTATTTAACGATTGACGATGAAGCAACTCATTATGCCCTTAATACCGACCGTGTTCCGCTTCAAAATGCCACTTTGATTGTGGGGGAGACGAAATGAGCAAAGCCAGCATCAGCTATAACATGCAGATAAAAGGCATGGACAAATTGGTAGCGGGCCTGCTTAAGCGAGCAAAGATGGATGTTGTCAAGCAAATCGTCAAGCAGCAAACAGCACAGCTCCAGACTCGATCCCAGCAAATGACGGGCGCCGTGTACGCTCATCCTACTGGTGCTACCAAGCGTGGCATCAAGTTATCGCTTGAAGATGGCGGCCTAACAGGCATAGTTGGCATGTCAATGGAATACAACCCATACACCGAAAACGGGACCCGTTTCATGCGGGCACGTCCTGTATTGAAGCCTGCGTTTCTTTATCAGAAAGTTCAGTTTATTAATCAGCTTAAACAAGCAGCAAAGTAGGTGATTCAAATCACATCACCAGAGCAAGAACTCTACGATTACTTCTATGCGTTTTCGCAGTCAGCTGGGTACAAGACTTACGACCATTTGCCCATGCAGCAGGAGAACGCCCCGTATCCATTCGTCATTGTTGGGGATATTCAAGTTGTTCCTACTGCAACAAAGACGTCACTCAATGGCAATGTGCTAATTACCATCGACATCTGGGGCGATAAAAAACAGCGTTTCACCATATCTGATATGGCGGAGCGCTTTTTTCGTGCCGCAATTGGGCAAGTACTAACTGACGATTACCGATTCTATGGACGTGTAGAAGATCAGTCAAAAGAGTTCACACAAGACCAGAGTGTCCCTGACACGGTTCTCAATCGAGCCACGCTGATACTCAATCTCAATATTTTATAGGAGGCCATAACATGGCAAATGAATTAAAAGTGCTAGAAGGCATGGACGTTGTTGCCTTGGCTCGCAAACATAGCGATCAAGCAACGGTTAGCGGCCAAATTATCCCTTGGCAGACTTCGCTGTCATTTGACCCGTCTGTTGACAGTGATTCCACTGTTACCAAGGACGGCAATGTAGCAACTCGTAGTTCCGCAAGTACCGATCTTGAAGTCGAGTTCCTGAACAACACGTCTGCAATTGCAGACGTAATGTATGACTCACTGTTTGACGGCGAATTGCTCGACTTTTGGATTCTCTACCGCAAACGCAAGAACGCTGAAGGTAAGTATCTCGCATGGTATATGCAGGTAACGGTGCAAGAAGATAGCAGCGACAATGATCCTGACGACCACTCTACTCGCGATGTCACATTTTCTGTTAACGGGACGCCTAAACGCGGATGGACAACTCTCGATGACGAAACTCAGGAACAGGTCGATTACGTATTCCTTGGGGTTGGCAAGGTCACTGATACTGACAAGACCGGTGGTGGTGTCCAGTGGGATTCTGATAAAGATCCAGGTACGAGCGTTTCAGGCGAAACAACAACCACCACAACCACGTCAAAATAGCGGCCCCAAGTGGGGTTAGCGTTGGCCCTACATCTGATGGGGCGAATATCAGCGCCCAGTAACCGTGTCAATCAGTCGCCCAAGAAAGTCACAGTACGGGTGAAACCCGGGCGGCTTAAAAGAAAGGATTTTAAATCATGCAATTAACCATTAACGGTAAAGAATACGAACTCAACTTTGGTGTCCGCTTTGTTCGCGAAATGGATAAGAATATGGGTGCCGTCATGCATGGCATTAACTTTGGCATGGGTGTTGCAAAGGCACTAGCTGGTCTGAATGCATACGATGCTGCTGTTTTAGCAGACACCATTTATTCAGCTACCGTGACATCTAAGAAACGTCCGTCAGCTAATGAAGTCGATGACTTTATTGACAGCAATTCAGACTTAGACTCTCTATTTAAGCAAGTTGCAAATGAAATGAACAGTGCTAACGCAGTAAAAGCAGTAGCAAAAAACATGAAGGCCTAGATGAGGACGAAAGCGTTCAAAAGAGTAGTGAAGAAACGTATCACGAAATCTTATTAAACGCTTTTGCCTATCTAGGCTTTTCTGATATTCGGAAAATCGAACGCATGACGCTTGTTGAATACGAACTGCGCATGGAAGCTTATCAGCTTAAGCAAGTCGACAGACAGAACGAGATTGCACAACAAGCATGGATGAACCAGCAAGTGCAGGCAACAACCGGGAGCAAGACTCCTAAGCCAAAGTATCAGACCTTTGACGATTTCTTTGATAAGAAAGCAGCTATTGATAACGTGCGATCAAATTATGAGCCCAATTATGAAGTGTCACAGATGAGCACAACCGAGCTCAAATATACTAGAGCTCAAGTGTTTGCAAAACGGATGGCCGAATTTCAGCGTTTGAAGCGCGAAGGCAAAATCATTCCGTTATCTGAAAGAAAGGAGGGAGCGCATGGCTGACAGTTTTAGTGTTGAAGCAATTTTATCCGCCGTTGACCGCAACTTTTCGGGGACTTTTAAGAATATCGCGAGTTCTGCGTCAAAGGTCGGTGATAGCTTTGAAAAGTCGACAAAGCCAGCGGGAAATTTTGTATCAACCGTGAGCAAAATTGCTGGAGCTATAGGACTTACCAAAGTGGTAGGGGCTATTGGCGATGGTGTGAGAAACATGGTGGGAGAACTAGACGAATCAAGCAAAGCTTGGCAGACGTTTGAGAGTAATATGAAGTTTCTGGGTAAGACGCCTGCACAGATTTCCTCAATTGAAAAGTCGTTGCAATCATATGCTCAGGAGACCATTTACAGTTCATCTGACATGGCTTCTGCCTATGCACAGTTTGCATCAGTAGGTGTAAAAGGAGTCGGCCGCCTTGTTAAAGGTATGGGTGGCCTAGCTGCTGCCACTGATAATCCCAAGCAAGCCATGAAGACATTGATGGAACAAGGCACACAAATGGCTGCTAAGCCAATGGTGCAGTGGGCTGATTTCCGTCTAATGCTTGAACAGACTCCAGCAGGCATGGCAGCCGTTGCTAAAGCAATGGGCATGAGCACCAAAGAACTGGTTCAGAATGTTCAAAACGGCAAAATAAGCACGCAGCAGTTCTTTGATGGTATCGAAAAGGCAGGCAACAGCAAGGCTTTCCAGAAGATGGCCACAAGTTATAAGACTGTCGGTGAGGCAATGGACGGCCTTCAGGAAACACTGGCAAACAAGCTTCAGCCTGCATGGCAGGCAATGTCTAAAGTCGCTGTCGGAGCTATTAGCGGAATCATTGATAAGATTGGCGCAATTAATTTTGATTCTGTTATATCATCAATCGGTAATTTCTTTTCTCCGTTTTCGGCATTGATTTTGAATATCAAGACACAACTAAGCAGCTTGGGGAAGGGCGACTCGATGAGCGGGCTCAGTTCCGTTCTCCAAGGAGTCGGGTCCATTTTACAAACCATTTGGAGCCTAGTTGGTAGCTTAGTCAATGTTGCATTTGTCAATCTAATTAGTATTGCTCAAAAGGTCGGAGATGCTTTTAATTCGGCATTCGGTAATGGGCAAATGTCGGGAATATTTAACGGAATCAAACAAGCTGTTACAGATTTCGGAGTAGCAGCAATGGAAGCGATGACTACCGTTGGGGACTTTATTGCTAATTTACCGTGGAAAGCAATTTTTGACGGTGTTAAGGGCGCTCTAAGCGGAGTAGTAGCTGTTTTGAAGCCAATTGCAGCTATTGTTAAAGCAGCGTTTGCTAACGACATTGTTAAGTCATTTGCTGCGGCAATCCTTGGAGCTGTCGGGGCCTTCAAAGTAATTGGATTAGCCATCGGCGGATTTTCGAGCGTTCTCGGTGTTTTTTCCAAAATGATTGGCCCTATTAGAGGCGTTATATCCGTTATCACTAACTTCGGGACTATCGTAAAAACGGCTGGTGGTGTATGGAAAGCGTTTGGATTGATCTTAGGCATGAATCCGTGGGTACTTTTGATTGCTGGGATTGCAGCAGTGGTTGCTGGTCTGGTGTATTTTTTCACTCAAACAAAAACTGGTCAAAAACTTTGGTCGGGATTTGTTTCGTGGTTACAAGGAGCTTGGCAAGGACTTGTAGGAGTTGCGCAAACTGTTTGGAATGCTATATCGGGTGCGTTTACATCTGCAATTAGCGGCATTCAGACAGCTTGGAGCGGCATTACAGGTTTCTTCAGCAATCTATGGACTGGGATTACGACCACGGCATCAGCTGCTTGGACAGCATTCACAACCACTCTCTCAGCTATCTGGCAGGGTGCTGTTACCGCAGCAACGGCAGTTTGGAACGCGCTATCCACATTCTTCACGACTCTTTGGAATGGAATAGTTGCAGTAGCCACTGCTGTATGGTCAACCTTTGGCGGTTCTCTGACGACAATTTGGAATGGGATTGTCCAAGTTGCTACCGGTGTTTGGAACATGCTTAAAGCAGTTATTATGGGCCCCATTCTTATTGTCATTGATTTGCTTACTGGAAATTGGACACAGTTAAGTGCTGATCTTCAGCTTATCTGGAACAGCATTATTTCCGCCGCTGGTCAGATCTGGAATGGCCTTGTTACGTATTTCTCCGGTATTTGGAGCCTTATTCAAACTTATGCAATGACTGTTTGGAA